AAGCGAGAATGTGCAAGGGGCCGCAAAGGTGCCCGGCGCGTCAAAAGTGAAGCCGTCCGCAACGTCCTTGCACATGTTGAACTCGAACGGCGGACCCGGAGGACCCGCAGGGATGCATTTGCATTGCGTGGCGTCCCAGGCGAAACCGTTATCACACGGCAGGTCCGGGTAAGTGCAGGGCACGCACTCGCACATAAGCTCATTGAAACCGAAACCGTCTTCGCAAAGGGTGAGCGGCACGCAGCTACAGGCCGGTTTGCTGAGCGGCGTTTCGCCGTCCAGAGTAATCGCAGAGACAGCGTAGCAGCCGTCCGCGCAGGTCTGAAATATGAGCCCGGTGTTAGACACCAACTCAAGCGAATAGGTGCCGTCAATCGTTTCGCTACGGTAGATGTTGATTTGCGTCCCGGTCGGGAACTGGTCAATCGTCCAGTAGGAGTATCCGGTGCCGTCCGAGTGAAACGCGTCGCTCAGCGGAGTCGTCGAACCATCCGACAGCACGGCGTCAAATTTGTAATAGCCAATCTTGCAAAGCGCGATGGTTCCGGGAGGCACGCACTCGCTGATGATGGCGAACTGGTCCCCAACGGTCGGTTGAAAATAAACCGTGTAGCAGAGCGCGCCGGGATAGACATTCCAGGACAAATACGAGTGGCCGATACCGCGCTTAATCAGACCGGTCGGGGAATTGTTCCCGCCAATGGGCTCAAGCACAATCACGGCGTGGCCGGAGCCTGAGAAAATGGTTTCGCAGACCGGCGGGCAGACATACTCAATCCGAGGAGTCCGCAAAAATAAAGTGTCGAGGACGGTATTCATTAGGTGTCGATGCCTGCTGAAATTGTGGGCGGAACTACTCCGGCAAGCTCTGCCTCCGCCTGTTTTGTGGCGATGATTTTCGCGACGCGGTCGGCTGCCCCCTGGTTGACGATACTTTCCGCGAAGCCAGTCCCGACAGCGCTGAAGCCGTCCTGAATTACAAGCTCCGTTTGGTTAGAAGTGAAGTGCTGCTCCTGCACGTCCGCAAGAGCGGCGGTGACTTCTTCCCGGTCGGTGCCCTTGACTGCGGCTCCGTCGTAGCGGACCGCATTTAGGCCGGTCTCGTCCTCGCACGCATTGGACGCGCCGGATTTGTCTTCCGGAGTAGTCAGGGCGAACGAGCGGACATATTTAACCGTGGCCGGGCCGTGCCCCACAACGAGATATTGGAAGCAGTCGTCAATGTTGTCAATGTCGGCGCGCTCGATGCCGCACGCACTCAAAGAATCGTTGTCGGTTTTCTGGTTCGCGTCCTCCGTGCGGACGGTGCGAGACTGCGGCTTGAAAGAAAAAATTGTGGTGTTTGCGTCCATCTCTACGTCCCAGGAGAGACTACCTTTTTCAACAGAAATCCGCTTGGACATGACTTGCTGAAAAGCGCCCCTGGTGCCGCCCGCGTAAAACACGCCTAAGTCCAGGTCCTCCGCGATGCCAACTAGCGCAATGTCTACCCACTGCAAGCGGCAGGTAGAGCCCGGCAGTTTGGCCTGCACCGGCGCGGTCTGGCCGAAGTGCGCGCGCGTGGTGAACGCCCAGGTAATCGGGCAACCGTTGTCGAGCCGGTCCGGCCTGAAGGATTCCCACAGCCGATTGTGCCCGTCCGTATCGGCGGAGACGTGAAAGGCCCTTTCCGCATCCATGATTTCGCCACAGACCCATTCAACCGGGCGCGTCCCGGTCCAGTGACCGGCCCATGACGGACCAGAGGCATCGGTCAGTGTCGCCAGGGAGGCATTATTTAAAACCCAGGTGTGCTTGTTGAAAGTGTCTTCCGCCGGAACTGACATGACGAAAAATTGCCCGAAGGTGCCCGCCGCCACGAGACTCAAGTCCTCGCTGAGAGTGACTTTCGAGAACATCATTTCATTATCCCGGACTGGCAACCGAGACGTGAGCTTGCCGGACGTGGCCGGGTCGAACACTGCGACGCCCGAAGGAGAAAACCAAATGACCTGCCCGTAGTGAGACTTTATCGAGCGATTCGAGAGGCAGCCCACCTGCAAAATTTCTTCTTGAAAATTCGTGGTCGTCGGCCACTGCGAGCGGTCCTGAATATTGGCCTGGAGGATGGAAGCGTTAGCCTCAGTGAAGACCAACAACTGCGGCGATTCCACGCTGGGAGTTTTCACCATCCCGGTCACTTCGCTGGCGAAGTAGAAAGCAGATTGTCCGCCGAGATAAATTTGCTCTCGGAAGCTAAACGGATTTGCAATGTCGCTCGCCTGAACGGAATTATTTACAGAGACCCAAAGACGGTTGCCCACCCATACCATAGGCCCACCGGCGGGGGTATCAAAAGCGTGGTCGCGAATGTGGCCGGAGTTGGACCCGTCATACCAAGCGGGCGCGGTAAAGCCGCCGTCCTGCATAATGAGCACGGACTTGGGGGAAATTACTTTAATGCCCGATGAAAAGTCCTCGTTTAAACGCTCTGCCGCCTGAGTGGTGAGCGCCCAAAAAATCTGCTTCGCGGTCGGAGAAAAAAGAACGTTCGTGAGCAGGTGAAATTGATTGAATGGCCACAGTGCGACGTAGACCTGCCCGTCAATGGCGACGACCATCTGCTCCAGGCCCTCTTGCGGCTTGAAAATTGCCGCGCCCTGAAGGTTGCCGTCCGGTAACTGCACGATGCAGCGATGCCCAGGACGGCAAGAGAGTTGCCCGCCAAGGTTAATCATGTTCAGCATGGTCCAGCACGCGCCTATGCGGGTCTGCGACGGGTCATTAGACGAGTCAGCGCCCACGAAGAACGTGCCGTCATAGTCGAGGATTCTAGCGCCAGCTTCTCCCATTACCTTATGTCGTAGTCGTATTTGTCTCGCGGCTGGCTCATGTCGATGACCTGAATGGGCATATACAAGGGCGGCTCTGCCATTTGCTGCGCTTCAATTTCCAGTCGCGCGGCGTCCGCCTCGTAGGCGTGCGCGTCGGCAATCTGAAGGTCTGCGTAATGTTTCCGAGCCTGCATAGCGAGCAAGAAAGCGACGCGGCTTTTCAAGGCGATATGGTCGAAGCGACTGAAGAAAACTGGATTGGTTTTGCGGTAGGCGATGCGCGCCCAGTTGCAAGAGCGGTTAAGTTGAATCCTCCGGTATTGTGGATTCTGTTCGTCCGGCTCGTAAATTCCCAGGAGGGTGCCAGTGGCTCCGCTGTCATCCGTGGTGCTGAGCCGGACATTGCCCACAGTTCGGTCTTTGAAAATTCCGGTGATGCGTGCAATCTCTGGCGCGCCCACGTCCGGGACTGCGACGCCGTAAATCGTTGGGACCCGATAGCCGTTTAACACCTGCCCGCCCTCCGTGTGGCGCAGGACATTGCCCTTGCTATCGAACCCGTAAACTATGAAAGTCTTGCCGTTGTCTTCCGGCGTCTGGAGATACGCGACGAGTTGCGCCGGGTGCACAAGGTCACGAAAAGTGAAATGATAGCCGCCCTGGTCCATCCACTTCCACTCGCAGATTGTTTTGCAGCTTCCGGGACCGTTCAAATGGAACTCGAAAAGCTGAGCCATCCCGAGCACGGGTTGCCCGCCGATGTTCACGCCGATAACCATTTCCACTTCGCGCGGCATCGTAATGCAGCGCCGCCCGCACCCGGCAGGATTGTTGCAAATGCTGCCGATTTTATCGCACCCGCTGCAACCGGCGGAACAAATGTCGATGAAACCTTTCCAGCCTTCCAGGTCGGCCTTATTCGAAATCAAAGTGACCGCGTCGCCGCACCAGCGAAAAAGTTTGGTGTCGTCGCAGACGCCAATGATTTTTTTGGCCTCGTCGTAAATGTCGTCCACGCGGAACATTAATCATTCTCCTCTTCGTCCCCGTCATCTTCCGCCATTCGCTCCGCAGCCAATTTGTCCAGGGCGTCCCCGGCCTCGTCCAAGCGCTTCGAGGGCTCATTGACTTCGGGCTCCGCCGAGATGACGCGCTTGATTTGAATATCGCACTCGTAGCGCTCCCCGGCCTTCGTGGTCGTCTGCACTACCCTGGTGACAGCGTAGTGGACCAGCATGTTCCCGTGCGCCGGGATTTTAATTTCCTCGTCGCCGGAATAGTGAATCGTCGGGAAGCTCTCTTCGGGGGAGTCAACTCGTCCGCTGACGCTAAGGGGGGCGGATTCGCCGTAATTCATCGCCAAACTTTTATCAACTTTCAGCATATCAAATAGTCTCTGTTTTCCGTCACTTTGTCATGCGCGTTAAACTACGCTTTGCCCGAGAAAAGTAATCGCGGACGTGATGCAGTTGTAAAAGGCCAGCGATTCCAATGCTGTCAAACCTTGGTGAAATCCAACGAGCCGTATTCGATTGTTAGCTGGAAGAAAACACAGTCCGCCGCTGCCCAAAGGGAAAACATTTATCGAAAGCGCGGTTACCGAATTCGCCGAACGAGAGCCCGCCGCCGCAGCACTGGAGGCAATCGAAGCGTGCGGAGTGGCTGCCTTGGCGTAGTATAAATCCAAAGCTGCCGCGCCGGTTCGATTAACTGAGTAATACCCGGCCCCAGGGGAAGCGGCTGAAAGCTTGCTGGTGTCGTTCCACATTGCTGCATGTGCGACTCCGGCATTATTAATCTGAATGAACAGCGCAACAGTCCCGGCAAAATCTGTGTAGCCGAGTGCGTATTGATTTCCAACGTCGGCACCCGTAAAGGCGTAGACCGTAGCGCCTGCGTTGTTGTCTGAAGGGAAATCCGTCCCGAGTATTCCGGGGATTAGGCCGGTGCCATTCGAGCCGCCGGGATTGACTCCGTCGCCATTAACGCTTCCGTCTCCTATGTTTTGGTTGCCCCAAGAGTTGGGACCGATTACTTTGATAATTGGCGCTAGTATTTCTCCCGCTGCGTTTCCAGAAGCGTTTTCAAAAAACCCTACGTTAATCATCTTGCTCAGGATTCCGGCGTTCGCCAGCGAGCTATAAAAATTATATTGAACTGCCTTTGAGAGGGCTAACACAGTCCCGCCCCATACCGCTGTTGCCCTGGTCTCCCAGTCGGTGCGCGTGAACTGAAGCGCTGAACTGAGCGTGC